CCTAACCGCATTGCACTTCCTATTGAGCAGGATATAGTAAACATTCATACCGCCTTTTGTGTAGGTACAGAACCCACGCTTGACTGCAATCCCGAAGATGACGGAGAAAAGAATGTATTTGAAACCATCAAGCAGGTATTCAAGAAGAATAAACTGAAATTTCAAAACCGCAAGTTAGTCCGTTCGTGGCTATCAGAACAGGAAGTAGCGGAGTATTGGTACGTTGTCAAGGATGATGGCTTTTGGGCGCAACTAAAACGCAGAATTGCGTCCATCTTTGGAAAGAAAGTTCCCGAATATCAGTTAAGGTCGCAAATATGGTCGCCTTTCCGTGGGGATATATTGTATCCTTTCTTTGATGATAACGGCAATATGATAGCTTTCTCCCGTGAGTACAAGAAGAAAGACTTAGACGGCAACGAACACACCGTATTCATGACTATTACCGCAGATAAGGTGTATCAGTGGGAACTTGATAAGATATGGTCGGAGAATGTAGAACGCACGTTTGCACATCAGTTTCAGAAACTCCCTGTCATGTACGCTTTTCGTCCCGAGCCGTTATGCGCAAAGGTTAAGCAGTTACGTGTCCGATTAGAGAAGTGTTTGAGTGGCTATGCTGATTGCATTGATGATCATTTCTTTCCTCTCCTTATGCTCTTTGGAGAGTTACAACCCGACAACTTGAGCGGTGATGCAAGAAACAGAATGATGCAACTAACGGGAGATGGTGCAAATGCGCAATACCTCACATGGAATCAATCCTCCGACCCTATCAAGGTGGAGATTGAAACATACTTTAATCAGATTTACGGGCTGACAAATACCCCTCGTATATCATTCGACCAACTCAAAGGGACTGGCAATGCCCTTAGCGGTACGGCTTTTCGATATGTCTTTATGGCTGCTCACATGGCAGTACAGAACCACGCAGAGGAATTGGGAGAGTTTTTTCAACGAAGAGTTAATTTCCTCACATCTGCTATTGGTACGCTGAACACATCACTCGAAGCTGCAAGTAAGACTGTAAACATCGAAACGGAGATTGTTCCTTTCATGATTGATAGCGAAAGAGATAAGGTTGACACGGCAGCAGCTGCCGTCAGTGGTGGCGTGTGGTCAACAGAACATGGCGTTGCCTATTGTTCCAACTATGGCGAGTTGCAAGACGAATTGCAACAAATCAAAGAAGATAAAAAGGAAACTCAGCCAACAACACAAACAAAAGAATAGCTTCATTATATAACTGTTTATGCATTATTTCAGCCGTCTGTACGTGAGTATAGGCGGCTTTTTATTACAACCGTCTTATTGTCATTTCTCAGCCACTGAAAAATACAAATCCCCTTTTTATAATGTGTAAATTTGAAAAGATTTATTCAAGTTAACACTTTATAAAGTATGAACATTTACGAACAAATTTTGGCAGGACTCAGAACCAAATTCCAAGGGGCTGATGATGCCACCCTTCAGCGTATCGCAAGCAAGAAAGCTGAAGGAGTAACGGACGAGAGCAAGGTAAACTCTATCGTTGAGGGTATCTCCTTTCAAGACGTTCTAACAAGCTATGGCGACTATCGGGCTGATGGTGCGCAAAAGACCGCAGTTTCAAACTACGAGAAGAAGCACAACATCAAGGACGGAAAGCCAATCGAGGAACCAAAGCCACAAGACCCACTACCAACACCGACTCCACAATCAAATCCAACGGAACAAGTGCCAGCGTGGGCGCAAAGTCTTATTGAATCTAACAAGACTTTGAGCGAGAAGTTAGCAGCAATGGACGCAAAGACAAAGGCGGACGAACGCAACCAACAAATTGCAGCAGTGGCTAAGTCATTCGGTATCCCTGAATATGTCTATAAAGGAAAGCAAATCGCTGATGATGTAGACCTTAATCAGTACTTCACCGATGTAAAGCAGGAGATGCAGAATGGTGGATTCCAGTTCGCAAAGTCTCCCGAAGAGGGGAACCACGAACACAAAAGCGAGATTAGTTCCATTGCTGAACAAATCAACAAGGGAACACAAGAGATTGTAGAACAAAACAAAAAGTAATTTATGGCAGGATTTAAGTACAATTTGCCACCAAAGGAAGATCATGAAGAGCGTTACGATGTCTCTACTGGTCTTCGTCGCCGGGGCAATTACGTCCTTGATGTCGCAGGATTGACGGTAGGCAGCTATGTGCCTTCATTCACTCCTATTGCAGCCGACCTCAAGGCAAAGACCGCAAAGATTGTGGTTAATGTTCTCGTAAAGGAGAATGTTGGTGCAACTGATACCAAGGTAAAGATTGCTAAGGGTTCATACGTTGTTATGGGAACTATCCTCGGCAATGGCAATAAGGGGGCAACAGTTAACGCCATTGACAAGTCAAAGGCAGAGTATGACGAACTCACACTCAGTGCAGCTATGGGCGCATTGAAGACTGGTGATGTGTTGTTTGAGGCTAAGGCAGCAGACGGCACTACCCCTAAGAATGTCGCTAACTCTGCACTTTATGAAAGTCATAAGGTTGCAGACGGCATTAACTCCGTTGCACTCTTGCAGAGAGCATTTGAGATTGAACCAGAGAAGTTGGTAACTCCTTTCTCACAGAAGGACAAGGCTAACCTCCCTCACTTCCAGTTTAACGAGTAAAAGAAAGGGCACAGAATTATGATATTGACTATTCAATCATTATTTAACGAGCCTGCTATTGTAGGTGCAGTTATCAATCGTGTCCTTCAAACTCGTAAGGACGCTATCTATTGGCAGGAGTTCCTCGACTGGCGTAAGACCACTACACGAGTATTCAAGGACTATATCGGTTCTGTTCGTGGTGTGATGGCAGGTTCTGTCAACTCGCAATTTGGCGAAAAGCCAATCCGTGAACGTGCCAATATGGGCAGCGGAGTTGGTGAGATTGCTTATCTTGGTGACCGCTATCAGATGAGTGTAGACCGCCTATCAGAGTTGCAGGACTTGCTTGATAAGTACAACGAGGCGAACGCTGCTGGACAAGTGTCAGCACTTAACGACATCATTAGCTTTATTTACGATGATTATCGTCAGGTGATGCTTGCTGCTCACAAGCGTATGGATTTGGTTGTTGGCGACCTCCTTATGACGGGTAAGGCTTCTGTCCGTAATAAGGACAAAGCGCAGTCAGAACAGAACGCTACCGAGTTCCTCAACATCGAACTTCCTATGAACGCTATCGAGTTGCAGGATAGTGACGTTATAGACGGCGCAAAGAAGAAGATGGTAACTTACCTCATGAACAAACTTAACGAGCTTGCTCCTGACTTCGGTAAGTACTCAAAGATGATTATGAGCCGTGGCACATTCGTTAAGCACATCATCGGTTCTTCGGAGTTTGGCGACATGTTCAAGATGCAGCTTGGCTCTAACCAGATGTATCTCTCTACGGGTCTTGTAACGTCTGCTCTTGCTTCTGACCTCTTCACGGGTATTGGTCTCCCTGCTATCGAAATCAAGGATGACTACGTGAAGGAGCAGAACGGCAAGAACGTACAGGTTTATGCAGATGGTCATATCACACTCCTCCCACAGGATAAGGTTGGCTATATGCGCTACCACACGCCGTATGAGCAGACCGACCCAGTGCCAGGCATGACCTATACTCCTACTGGTGATGGTGATATGCTTGTGGCTGCTAATCGTGACCACAACGGACGTTACTTAGAGTACACCGCTGAGTGGATTCCACAGATTGCAGACCCAACTCTCATTACCACACTTGACCTTACTAAGTTGACAAAATGAACGTAAGGGACTACATATCAAGCAAGTTTCAGTCCTTCGGCATACAAGTGTCGGAGGCTGACTTGTTGGATATGTCTCTCAATGCACGCGTGAATATAGAGGACGATGTAGATGCAGATGTAATTGATAATATCTCTGTTGCTATTGCCCGATTTATTCCATCCCTTTTGCTTCGTCCTACATCTATCAATGAGAGCGGTTTTTCTATGTCGTGGAACACTCAAGGCGTAAAGGATTATTACAGTCTCCTTTGTAAGAAGTACGGATTAAAGGACGAACTCAACGACAATAAACCGAAGATACGCATCTTATGATATTCGCACCACACATATTGCAGGTTAAAAGGGTAACACCACTCCAAGAGGACGAATACGGACACCCAATCCCTAACACGGGAGGTGAAGAGTGGATAACACTCTGTAAGTGCCGTTGTGATGATAACACAACAAAAGAGTTCAACTCTCCTAATGGTGATGTTTACAGACCTAATTTTCACGTAGTATGTGAGATGAATGTGGATATTAAAGCAGGTACAGAGGTAAGATGTCTTGAGGGGGAAAGCGTACGAGGAGAAGGCAAGGTTTACATTGTAAAGAATGCTAACTATTTCAATAATTCTGAATTATGGTTATAGATAGTGATTTCTCCGATGTAGACCAGTTCTTTGATGCTTTAGAGTGGGAAGTTCAGAAAGGTATGATAGACGTTGGCGATGCGGCTGTTAAGGACGCAGAAGAAAGCGGAACATACCAAGACCACACACTCACTTTGAGAACGTCCAACACATTCGATGTAGACAAGGACGGATTGACATTAGAGAACACCGCTCCTTACGCATCATATGTCGAGGCAAAGGGATTTGTAGTACTGAGTGACCCTGCATTGAGAGCAGAGAAGAAACTAAAAGAAATGTTTGAATGATAGTAACTACCGACATAGCAGATATTCTCTACCAAGATTGCAAGGCGTTTGGGATAGAGATAGTTCCTTTCGGCAAGACCCTTACGGGGGAGTTGAAAGATGAACGCATTACTGTCCACGTAAAAGGACAGACACCGAGCAAGTATTGGGAGAAGTGTTTTTGTGACGTCAATCTGTGCGTGCCCGATTTGGGGGTGAACATTGCCAACACACTCCGATTAAAGGAATTGGAGCGAAAGGCAAAAGAACTCTTCAAAAGCGTAACGGGCGAGTTTGACGGAACAATGTACAACTATGAGATAGATACTATCCACATTGAAGCGGACACTGCTTTGAAGTGCCATTTTATTAATTGTAGAATATTGTTTAACGCATTAAACGTAAAGTAAATATGGGAAAAATTTCAGCTGTCGGCATTAAGAAGATTTTTTATGCTGACATTTCCGTAATTAAGAATGACCTTACCGCAGCAAGTGCAAGTACAATCATCAAGGCTGCCAAGACGGCTAAGAATGAGGTAATGAACGTGCATGGTGAAACATGGAACATTGAGGAAAGTGAGGCTTCTGTCACTCCATACAAGAACCAACTCACGGGCCAAGCGTACCGCTATGACACCACTCAAGGAGAGATTACCCCTCAGTTCTCAATCGGTCAGTATGACTATGCTGCCAAAGCTGCTCTTATGGGTGGTGAAGTCATCAAGAAGGGCGGTGCAGGCACTGATAAGGATGACATCGTTGGTTGGAAGCGAGCTACTGATAAGGTTGTCATCAAGAAGGCTCTGTTCTGTCTGACTGAGGACGATGTATGGTTCATCTTCCCTAACTGTCAGATTGTAGCACGTGAGGCGAACACCGACAAGGCTATCGCTATTGCAGTCAAGGGTCTTGTTCAGGCTCCTACCGCTGATGGCGTGTCACCAGAGTATAACTTTGACGAGTCAGAGGTTAAGGCTTTGGCATAGGGTAAGGTTTCAGGATAACATCGGGGTGGAACGTGGCGAAAAGACCACCTCCACCCTTTTTTATTTTCAGTATGAGTAAAGCAAGTAAATTAGTATCAGATGCTATAATCGGGGGAGACTATACTATTGTCTATGTAAACAGCAAGGCGTACGCCGTCACTCCTCCTACAATAAAAAGGTTAGCAGGTGCAATATCGTGCATTAGTGAGTTGGAATTTTCCGAAGACGGGACTATAAAAGATATGCTACTATCCACGAAGGACTGTAAAGCATACGCAAAGGCTCTATCGTGGCTTGTGAAAGGCGATTTATCCCTAAGTGATGATTTATGCGAAGGCACGTTTGAGGAGGTTGTAGACGCACTTACGGCATCACTTGATTTAGAGGGTCTT